TGTGATCGTTTTCGATCAGTTCTTCAATTAAAAGGGGGGTAGATTTATCTGCCAAGCATTCCCCAATGCTTGGCTAATTTTTGAGCATAGACCTCCGCCAGCTACCAAACCCGTCCGCCCCCCCTTCCTGATAAACTCCCCCACCTCCCAGTCCCACCCAATCCAGAACCGCCAATGTCCCCTATCACCGCCACACCCGCCCCACTCTCCCGCCGCTTCTCCGTCGCCCCGATGATGGATTGGCACGGCTAATCCTGTAGGCCGCTAAATCTCTGGCCTCCAGCATCATCAAAAACCGCACGTACCATTTTCGTACCACCCATTTTCTTTTTCCCCCAGGCGAGACAAGGGGCGCCCCTCTCGCATCGTCTGCACACACGCCTGTCGCTCCAATCCCAAGCACTCTCTACACGCGTTTCCGCGGGCAAAAACGACCTGCGTGAGAGTGTCTCTTCATCATCCGCGTGAGTGAGCCGCGCGGCCATCGGCTGTACCGCCTTATAGGTGATTCCCTTTTTCGGGAAAGGCATCGGAAAAAGGTAATTTTGGTAAGCCGCACGGTCGATCTGGCTGAGAGCCTTGATTTCACTGGGCTGCAAAGGATCGGCATAAAGTAATTTTTGAGTAATGTAGAAGTAAGGTAATTACCTTTTAAGAAAGTAATATTTGTTTTTGCGTATCCCTTATAAATCAATCACTTACCATCACATTACCTTTTTCATTACTCAAAATTACTTTCTGAAGTAAGCCAGCAAAGCCAATGAATCCGGGGCTTTCACCGGTGTTCCGATATTCGAATTACCACATTACTTCTTTCCGATGGCGCTCCTGAAAACACGCATCGCATGGTTTTTTCTACCCGCCTCCCGCTCTGCCAGATCCGCCCTATCAGACGCCCCCCTTTGCAGGGATCCGCAGGCTTTTTGACCTTCGACGCCGCTACTACAGCGCCCGGCTGTGGGGGCGCTTGGCCAGGTGCAGGACTGCGGAAAAAAAGACCCATTTAGCCCGCAGGCGAGGTGGGGGGACGACGGCGCGCGCCGGAATTGACGCGTGTCATTTCCCCAAAATACGTCCTTCATTTGATCAGGAGGCATTCACGGAGCAGAATTTAAAATTGGAAAAGCGTTGAGTTGAGTTATACCTAATGCAGTTCAACACCAACTATAAGAAGCAACCTTGCCCCTATGCCCAAGAAGGTTTGCTAGGGAATGCCAGGATGCTTTGGATTCTCAACATGATGGTTGACACTAATTCAGATATGCTGTCAGTTACAGACAGCTATGCGGACTCATGAGACGACAATGCTGAAGCTACCGTCCACTGCCAGCGAAGCAAAGAGAATAATAAAAAATGCAATAAATATATAACTGGACAAAAAGAGCACTGTTTCTTGCAGCATGGCCACATTGGTGAAATGATTCCCACATTCTCTGCACCAAGCCTATTAGAGCCTAGAGATATTAAAGACTTAAATACTGAAACAGAGACAGCAAAAAATATTTTATACCTACTACTCATAGAGGCATTTAGAAATATCAGTTTTTTTGTAGAAGCTCAGAGCAAGTTTATATTAATGAGAAAAGGACAAGCCCAGCCATGCAGGCCCCATTTAAATTGACCACAATTGCAATTGTAAACACCGTGTTACTAATTGCCGGACTAACATGCATCATCTCTGGTTGCTTCAAGCTAATCACTGGAGATATTGCCCTAGCAACTACAGGTCTTGGATCAGGCTTATTATTACTCTTCTCCGCCACAATAGATCGTTTCGAGTCACTGAAAGGCATGAGCCTTGAAGTAACTACTAGAAAGCTAGACGACAAGCTTATTGAAGCAGATAACGCTGTTCAAGAACTAAAACAACTCGCTGAAATTTCCGGACATACGCTTTCATTGCTTGGGGCTAAAGTTGGCCGCTGGGATAGCGCCTTCACATTTGATGAAGGCTATACACTGGCGCAGCAGATTCGCGAAAACCTTAGTAATCTAAAATGCGACAAAATCGCTATAGCTCACGCTCTTCAACCTTGGGTTAAGGTTGTGTTATCAGATCTATCCAGAGCATTATTAAACCCCGTAAACATCGAACTTCGTGAAATCGAGAAAAACCTGCGAACAGAGCTAAATAAAAGACAGCAAACCTCAACTTCAACCAACGAGAATCACTTGGAAATAACAACCAGAATACAAAACATAACTGATCATTTATCCAAGAAATTCGAAATCAGTCTATCCATGGGCAACGAAGCAGGCGAAGCGATAAAAGCCTATATAATGACAGCCCCAGAAATCAACAACGAAAGCAAAGAAAAATACCTATCCGAAATTAACAACTGGTCGACAGAAATAAACCACCTCTTAAAAAACAGTGCAGTTTTAAATAAACAATTGTGGATTGAAGCACTAAACAAAAACTGACGGCCTCTAAAACATGACAACACTAAAAAGCGAATTAGAAAAGCTTACGGACAGCTTGATTTCTGGAGATCTCGAAATCTACTGCAAACGAATCACCTTTACTCAAAAAACCACCAGCAAAGCTAAAATTAGGTATAGTGCACCAGGACGAATAGTTCAAAGCTCAGATGGAAAATTTAAGATTCATATCATCTATGCAAAAAATCATAATTTCCGCCCTATAACATCTTCGGACCTCTGCCCAGAATTAAAAACTGGTGAGCTTTTTCCAGAACAAGTATTCTTTTACGTAAAATGTTTAGCCGTTGACGGCCAAACCTGGACAAATCAGAATGTATGGTTAGATGCTGAAATCTACCACAACACTCAAACCGCGCTCATTACGGGCGAGTGCGACCAGTTAGAAAGTAGATCCAGAGTAAGTCACTCTATCGAAAAACCTTACTGTTCTGTCACATGCAAGGTCAAAAATTTCCGCTTCCCGAACAATGAATTCTCTGACTATGGATACAATGGCAGAACACGAAATTTAAGCAAATTCGAAATAAAAAACAATCAGTTCAGCATCCTTACAAACAACTCAAATATTAAGATAACCATAACGTCTAATAAGACAATATCGAAAAAAACACTAGACTCCTCACTGAATTCTTTAGAGATATTGTCAGGCATGCCTCTGGAGCAAACAATAAAATATGAACGCTATGGATTTATAGCGAAGACGACGATTAAACCACCGGATAAAGAAGGACAGTTTTGGCAGCTGCCACCTCCCCTCCAATGTACAGCTCCTCACCACCTCACTAACTGCGTCGATTTCATTGAAAAAATAATGAACCAGTACAAAACACTGGAGCCTAGATTCTATTATTATTGGCGCGAACTTGGCCTAGCCATGAGTACAAGCCTTGAGGCTTTTGCTCTGTGCGTAAGCGTAAATGTTGAAGGTATGGTTGATTGTTACTTCTCTACTCTTCGAGCTCCGGACCCGGAGTTTGTAAGACAATGCAAAATTGCAAAAGAACACCTTGAGATAAACATAACTCCTAACCCAGCCGGACCTATTACTCAAAAAGTAAAGGATAAATTACTGAACTCACTATCAAACGCAAATGCATCCTCGGCAAAAAACGCTCTGTACAAAATTTTCGATAAAAATATTGTCGACAGCTGGAATCGCATCCGCCACCCAGCTGCCCATGGTTCCCTAGCAGAAAAGAATCTTGACAATCAAATACTATTTGACTGCTCTAATAGCTGCCTTCATATGTTTTATGAAATGCTAATCAGGCAGATAAATTTTGAAGGTGAAAGAAGAAATTTTTCCACCAAGGGATACCCACTAATCAGCCAAAAGCTTTAATTAGCCAAGCGATGTTAAGCCACCCTACCCCCCTACAACTTCCCCCTATATAAAACATTACATAACCCTAATTTGAGTTATACGGGCTAAAAATTTTAGGGTGCCATGCTACACTCCTTAAACCTTAATACCTCGGCACCCATCCATTCATTTACTTGCAGCATTCGTGCTTGTATTGGCTCTAGCTCGTTCATTACCCAAATATCAGTGGCCTCTTTAATCGATCCAAACCCACCCGCGTTTTGCGGCACAATCCCCATCAACTGCGGCGGAATACGCAGACTCGCCAACACATCATCCCGCGTCTGATTCTTGATCGAGTTGAATTCATCCTTCGCCGCCACCTCACTCACCGGGATCAGCTGAATCCCGTCCTTCTTGCCTGTCGGCGAGTAGACGAACAGGTTGCGGAAGTTACCAGGCCCTTTCGATTCCTTCAGCGCCTTGCGCAACGCATCAATATCCGCCTCAGTCTGCGCCGCGTCCGTCATGTAGAGAATGAACCCCGCATGACTCCCATTCTCGTAATACTTGCGCCGAAACAACGTCGCCGACTCATTCAACAACGCCGACTGCAACGCACTGATCCACTCCGGCAGCCCATAAATCTCCTGATGCAGATCCGCCTCCCGCAGATGAAAAACGCTGTCCGGCTCAAATGCATGCTCATCCTTCCACCCGCGCACTTGGTAATACTGCCCATCCAGCCCGACGCGCATGTACTTGGCCAACGGCGTTTCCAGCTTGCGCACCCCGCCCCACCGCGAACGCCGCCCCTCAAGATACCCATTGCCCAGGCACAGAAAGTCCAAGGCGAATTGCTCAAACGCCGCCCGCGAAAGCAGCGGATGCGGAATAAACGTCTTGCTCAACAGATTGCGCTTGAACATCAAACCCGAATGCAAATGCACGCTCGCTCCCACCGACCGGGCCAGCCCGTCCAGCGACAGCGGCGGCTCATACCACCGCCCGTTGAACCAGCATTCCAGGTAATCGAACACCGCCCGACCACCCAACACCGGCGCCGGCTCGCCGAAGGAAAACACCTGAGTCCCGGCGCTGGTCGCCGGCAACTTGTCGTTGGCCAATTGTTCAGTCATCAATAAATCTCCATGCGCCCGGTGTTGGCAGTGGTCTGCCCCTCAAGCGGTTCGTGGTGCAATGCGTGGAAGAGCGCCCAGGCCAAGTCGGCGTGGCCGGTGTTGTCGTTGCGCCCGGCGGTGTAGGTGTACTGGCGCCCACCGGCGGTGACGGTCTTACGGATCGCCATCAGCGACTGGGCCATGTCGGTCCAGCCGGCGTCGAATTCGAGCCGGCCCTTGTGAATCACGTCATAGGCCTTGAGCACCAGGCGTGTTTTGACTTCGGGGGAGTAGCTGAACGTGGTCACCGCCGGGAAGAACTGGCGCACCAGCTGGGCCACGCCACTGCCCAGGCCGGTCACATCGATGCCGATGTACGTCACCCAGTAGCGGTCGCAGACGCTCTTGATAAAGGCGGCCTGCGCGGCAAAGTCCATGCCCCGGAACTGATGGCGTTCGAGGATGCGAAACTTGCCGCCCGGCACCAACGGCGGTGCCACGACCACCATGCCGGAACAGTCACCGGTCTCGGCCGGGTCGTAACCGATCCACACCTGCCGGTCACCGAACGGGCGCATGGCGAAGGGCTTGTAGTCCTCAGCCCATTCGACCCAGCTGTCCACCATGCACGACTGCAACAGCGTCAGCGGGAAGATACTCGCGCCGTCGTCGACGAACTCGCACATCAGCAGATTCGCGAACGCCTCGGGGCTGTACTCGCGGCGCAGCTCCTCGATGTCGAACAGATCGCATCCGCCCCGCTCCGCGTCCAGAATCGTGACGATCTGCCGCCACAACCGATCCTCACAGAACCGGCCCTGCTGAAGCGCACCGTGGGACACATCCACCTTCGTATGCTGCGCGGCGGGCTTGCCCTTGTTGAAGCGCTCGCCTGTCCAGAAGGTGTAAGCCTCGTGAGCCATGCTCGATGGCGTGGAGAAGTACGTCTTGCGCCACTTCTTGTGCATTGCCATGCCCGAAGCGACCTTGTTCAGTTCCTCAAACTTAAACGTCCAGAAGAACTCATCGAAGTAGAAATTACCGTGGTAACCCTGGGCAGTGCGGGCGTTGGTGCCGAGGAAAAACAGCTCAGCGCCGTTGGGCAAAACAATGGGATCACCGGTCAATTCGACGCCGATCACCTCGCGGCAAAATGCCTGAATGTAGCCCCGGAACAGGTAGGCCTGGTTCTTCGACGCCGACAGAAAAATCTGATTGCGCCCGGTCTCCAGCGCATCGATGAACGCCTCACGGGCGAAGTAGTAAGTGGCACCGATCTGCCGGCTCTTGAGGATGACGCGGGTACGCTGATTGCCGGCCCGGTGCCAGTCCTTCTGATAGTCGAAACAGCCATCGATGAAGGCCTCGCGCAGCAGCTCGATCTGGTCATCATCAATCTCGTTTTTGACGGCCTTTTTCTTCGGCTCGGCGTTGCGTTTGGCCAGATTCGGGTTGAGGTCAGTTTCGGTACCGCCACCCTGAAAGCGCTGGATACGTGCCTGCCGCTCCAACTGCCGGTGCAACAGGTCAATCTCTTTAAAGTCCCCGCCGCTCTTCCCCTCCTTGAGGATCAACTGCACCAACCGCGCTTCCAGCGCCCCGCCGATCCGCTCGACGTTGTCGGCCCGATCCCACTCGTCGCGGGCCTTCCAGCTGTGTAGCGTTTTTTCCTTTTCGCCCGTAGCCTCGGCAATCTCGCAGATGCGCCAACCCATCCAGTAGAGGAACTTGGATTGGCGGCGGGGATCGATGGGCATCAGTGCGGTCGTAGTCATGGCCGCGATGCTGCCGCCCGCGACCGCGACTCAATAGCACCGCCCCTTGTAGCCCCCGGCCTTACAGTCCCGCCTCGTTGCCGCAACTCGCGCGCGTCACGACCATGCCCCTCATCGCAACGCACTGCTCAGCCAACAGCAGGCGCCCTACGCAATGAGGATTCCCGGCATGAAGAAATTTCGCAGCAACTGGTTCCGCGTCGCCGTCGAGGGCGCTACCTCAGACAAGCGCACCATCAAACGCAGCTGGCTGGAACAGGCTGCGAAGAACTTCAACCCGTCCACCTACGGCGCCCGCATTTGGCTGGAGCATTACCGCAGCGTGCTGCCCGACAGTCCGTTCAAGGCCTACGGCGACGTCTTGGCAGTGAAGACTGAAGAAGTGGACATGAACGGCCAAAAGAAACTGGCGCTGTTCGCCCAGGTCGAGCCGACGCCTGAACTGATCGCCATGAACAAGGCGAAGCAGAAGATTTACACCTCCATCGAAATCGACGACAGCTTCTCCGATACAGGTGAGGCGTACATCGTTGGCCTGGCAGTGACCGACTCGCCTGCCAGCCTGGGTACCGACGTACTCGCGTTCTCCGCGCAAAAACCCGAAGCCAATCCGTTCAAGGATCGCCATTACTCCGCGACCTCGATGTTCACCGAGGCGGTCGAAACCGAACTCACATTCGAAGAGATCGAGGAAAAGCCGAGCATCGGCGCCCAGCTTTTCAGCAAGGTGCAAAACCTTCTCAAGGGCAAACAGACCAAGGACGACAGCGAGTTTTCCCAGATCAGTGATGCCGTCGAAGCCGTCGCCGAACACGTCAAGGACCTGCCGGATCAACTGACCGCCGAGAAGAAATTCTCCGCAGGCCTGAGTACCCGACTGGATCAATTGAGCAAGGACTTCACCGAGTTGAAGACCAAGCTCTCCACCACCCAAGACCACAACCAAAAGACGCGCCCTCCGATTACCGGCGGCGATAACTCGGTCGTGACCGACTGCTGACAGTCAGCCCCACCAAAGCCCCGAAAAACGAAGGACGATCACCATGCGTAACGACACACGAGTTCTGTTCAACGCTTACCTGCAACAGCTTGCTCAGCTGCACGGCGTGAGCGACGTCACCACCAAATTCACCGCAGCACCGAGCGTTGCCCAGACGCTGGAAACCCGCATTCAGGAATCCAGCTCGTTCCTCAGCTCGATCAACATCTACGGCGTATCCGAGCAGTCTGGCGAGAAGATCGGCATCGGTATCGACGGCACCATTGCCAGCACCACCGACACCACCGTGAAGG